ACGATACCGGGCTTGCCCAAGCAAACATCATACTTCTCAACGCTTTCCGAGACCGGTTGGAGTTCCCGTCTTTGAAGAAGAAAGCGGTAGAGGAGTTCAAGGAGTGGGACCCAGACTCAATCATTATTGAGAAAAAGGCCACCGGCGCCCCTCTAATATATGAGATGAGATCGATGGGGATTCCTGTACAGGAGTTCACCCCGTCCAAAGGTAACGACAAAATTTCAAGGTTGAATGCGGTCGCTGATCTGTTCGCATCCGGACGGGTTTGGGTACCCAACACACAATGGGCAGAGGAAGTCGTAGATGAGGTGGCATCGTTCCCCGGCGGGGAGCATGACGACTATGTTGACTCCGTGTCCCTTGCAATGATGCGTTTCAGAAAAGGTGGCTACATCCGCACCGACTTGGATGAGCCGGAAGAAGTTAGAGAATTTAGGCGTAGACGGCCTTACTACTGAATAGGTGTGAAAAATGGCAATCGATAAAGCATTGAATCAAGCCCCGTTGGGCTTAGGCGCGGCAGGGGCTATGCAGCCCGAACCTTTGGAGCCGGATCTGGAGATTGAGATTGAAGACCCAGAGAGTGTGACTTTGCGCACTCCGGATATGGAGATTCAGATTGAGCCGGGCGCAGAAGATAACGATGAATTCAACAAGAACCTTGCTGAAGACATTAGTGAAGATGTATTGGAGAGTCTCGCTGCCGAATTGATTTCTGACTATGAGGATGACGTATCTAGTCGCAAAGACTGGATGCAGACCTACGTAGATGGCTTGGAATTGCTTGGCATGAAGCTTGAAGAGCGTGCGGAACCTTGGGAAGGAGCTTGCGGTGTCTACCATCCCCTTCTATCTGAAGCGCTTGTTAAGTTCCAATCCGAAACAATTATGGCGACTTTCCCGGCGAGTGGCCCTGTTAAGACGCAGATCATTGGCAAAGAAACGCCGGAGAAAAAACAGTCCGCTGAGAGGGTTCAGAATGATATGAACTACCAACTTACGGAAGTTATGACTGAGTACCGCAGTGAGCATGAGCGCATGTTGTGGGGGTTGGGTTTGTCTGGTAATGCGTTCAAAAAGGTGTACTTCGACCCATCACGGGACCGCCAAGCTTCTATATTTGTGCCCGCTGAAGATGTTGTAGTGCCCTACGGTTCAGAGGATTTGCAGACCGCCGAGCGGGTTACGCATGTGATGCGCAAGAGTAAGAATGACCTGAAAAAGCTGATGGTTGCTGGCTTCTATCGGGACATTGAGTTGGGTGACCCAGTTAATGCACTGGACGATGTAGAGAAAAAGATTGCGGAGAAGATGGGCTTTCGTGCTACGGCAGATGATCGCTACAAGCTTCTTGAGATGCAGGTTGATTTAGACCTTGAGGGCTATGAGGACCCAGACGGCATTGCACTGCCTTACATCGTCACTATTGAGAAGAGCACCGGCACCGTGCTGGCTATCCGCCGCAACTACGAGCCAGATGACGAGACTAAACAGAAGCGCACACACTTCGTCCACTACGGCTACATACCCGGCTTTGGTTTTTATTACTTTGGTTTGATCCACCTGATCGGTGCGTATGCAAAAAGTGGTACGTCGATCCTCCGTCAGCTTGTAGATGCAGGCACACTCAGTAACCTGCCGGGTGGTCTGAAGACTAAAGGTATGCGCACCAAGGGTGACGACACGCCGATTTCACCGGGTGAATGGCGAGATGTTGATGTGGCGTCTGGCACCATACGGGATAACATTCTCCCCCTTCCATACAAGGAACCGAGCCAAGTGTTGGCTGGGTTGATGGATAAGATAGTAGACGAGGGAAGGCGCTTCGCTGCGGCTGCTGACCTACAAGTTAGCGATATGTCTGCTCAAGCACCAGTAGGCACAACCTTGGCGCTTTTGGAACGGCAGTTAAAAGTGATGAGTGCGGTTCAAGCGCGTATTCACTTCGCCATGAAGCAGGAGTTCAAGCTTTTAAAGAACATCATCGCTGCCTATGCCCCAGAGGAATATAGCTACGACCCAGTAGAAGGCGACCGCATGGTCCGCCGTGCCGACTACGACAATGTGGATGTGATCCCAGTTAGCGACCCTAACGCGGCGACTATGTCGCAGAAGGTTGTGCAATATCAAGCTGTCATGCAGATGGCGCAAGCTACCCCACAAATCTACGACATGGTCGAGCTAAACCGTCAGATGCTGGAGGTCTTAGGCATTAAGAACGTCGGCAAGCTCATTCCTTCCGCAGAAGATCAGAAACCAAAAGATCCTGTGGCTGAGAACATGGCCATTATTAATATGAAGCCGGTCAAAGCGTTCGCACACCAAGACCATGAGGCTCATATTCAAGTGCACATGGCTGCTATGCAAGACCCCAAGATTGCACAAATTGTGGGCCAAAATCCTCAAGCACAAGCGATGATGGCCGCAGCTATGGCGCATATCAACGAGCATATTGCCTTCCAGTACCGCAAGCAAATCGAAGAAACACTTGGCGTACCTCTGCCACAGACTAAAGATGACGAGACTATCCCACAGGATATCGAGAATCAAATTGCCAGCATGATGGCGATGGCAGCGGGCAAACTACTTCAGAAAAACCAAGCCGAAGCTGCGCAACAGCAGGCACAACAAGCTGCGCAAGACCCGCTTGTTCAGATGCAACAGCAAGAGTTGCAGCTTAAGGCACAGGAAGTGGAGATCAAGAGAACCAAACTGCAAATGGATGCCGCCGCTAAGGCTGACCAGTTGGAGATTGAAAAAGAACGTATTGCTGCACAAAAAGAAATTGCAGGTATGCAAGTTGGCGCTAAGTCCGCAAAAGATAAAGCCGATATTGCCGCTCGTCAGCAGATGGAGGGGCTGCGTATTGGTGCAGATGTAGCTAAGACACACGCGCAACTACAACATCAACTGAAGGCGAAACAAAAACCTACTAAGGAGTAATCAGTGGACAAAGCACTGGAACTTATTAAAGACAAGATAAATGAAAAACAAGCGTACCTCGCTAAATCAGTTAGTGAGGGCGTTGCAAAGGACTACACGGAGTACCGTGCAATATGCGGGGAGATTCGAGGTCTATCCATCGCAGAAGGTTTCATATTAGATCTCGCAGACCAGATGGAGCGTAACGACGATGACTGAATCACTCATCATTGCAACAGAGGACGGTGAAGTACCGCAAACACCGGAAGAGAAAGCCAAACAACTGCCGCAGCCTTCGGGGTATCACATTCTTGTGACACTGCCGGAGATTGAAGAAACATACGACAGTGGTTTGATCAAAGCGGATACAACAAAACACTACGAAGAAGTATTGGCAACTGTGTTTTTTGTCGTGGCACTTGGCCCGGACTGCTACAAGGATGAGAAGCGATTCCCGTCTGGCCCGTGGTGCAAGCAAGGTGATTTTATTTTGGCCCGCCCCAACAGCGGTACCCGACTAAAAATTCACGGAAAAGAATTCCGCATGATTAATGACGACACGGTTGAAGCAGTAGTCGAAGACCCCCGTGGCATCCGCCGCGCATAAGGAGATTTAACATGGCAATGGAACAAGAAGAATTTGAGTTCCCGGACGAAAAGGAACTTAAAGAAGGTGGCAAAGTAGAGGCCAAGCAAGACGACCTAGACTTTGAAATTGAGGATGATACCCCGCCGGAAGACCGTGGCCGGGAGCCGATGCCCAAGGAACTTGTACAAGAACTTGAACAAGATGAACTTGAGGACTACTCTGAGAAAGTCAAAACCCGCCTAAAGCAAATGAAGAAGGTGTGGCATGACGAGCGCCGGGAGAAAGACCAAGCCCTGCGGGAGCGTCAGGCGGCTGAAGATTTGGCTAAAAGGGTGCTAGAGGAGAACAAAAAGCTCAAAACTAGACTCAGTGAAGGTGAGCGGTCCTATCTGGATACATATAAGAACGCCGCCGAATTAGAGCTAAATGTTGCCGAAAAAGCATATAAAACGGCCTATGAGGAAGGCGATCCTGAAAAGTTGTTAGAGGCACAACGTAGGATAGCTGAAGCTAACTATAAGTTGCAAAAGGCAAAAGATTACGTTCCCTCTTTACAACAAGAGGAAAATGATGTACAACCTCAGCCAGAAGCCCAAGTGGCTCGTCCTGACCCACGGGCTGTTGCGTGGCAAGAGCGCAATACATGGTTCGGTCAAGACGAGGAGATGACTAGTCTAGCACTTGGACTACATCAAAAACTAGTCAAACAGTACGGTTCCAGCTATCCGTCCACCGACGAGTACTGGCAGAAGGTTGATAGCACGATGCGTCAACGCTTCCCGGACTACTTCCAAGAATCTACGCAGACGGAAAAACCCGCCTCGCGCACAGACAAGCCGTCCACGGTCGTCGCTCCTGCGACCCGTAGCACCGGTTCCAAAAAAATCGTGCTTAAGCAATCGCAGTTGAGCATCGCCAAGCGTTTGGGTCTATCGCCTGAACAATACGCCCGTGAAATTATGAAAATGGAGGCCAAAAATGGCTGAAAACAAACTTAGTCGTGAACTTGAAACCCGTGCCGTGCAGGAACGCCCTAAACAGTGGGCCGCACCTGAGCTTCTCCCTGAACCAGATAAGCAACCCGGCTACGCGTACAGATGGATTCGTGTCTCAACGTTAAACAATGCTGACCCGCGCAATATATCCGCAAAGTTGCGCGAAGGATGGGAGCCTGTCACGTTGAACGAACAACCAAAATTTCAACTGTTAGCTGACCCTAATAGTCGCTTTAAGGACAATATTGAGGTTGGCGGGTTGTTGTTGTGCAAGACCCCAATCGAGTTTGTTGAGCAGCGTAACGCTCATTACCAAAAGCAAACTGACAACCAGATTGAGGCTGTAGACAACAATTTGATGCGCCAGAACGATCCCCGTATGCCGCTGTTTAATGAGCGGAAGACCGAGGTTAGCTTTGGCAAAGGCAAGTAATTTTTAACTTTTCGGAGCAATCATGGCTTATCCTACTGTATCAGCGCCCTACGGCGCTCTGCCGCAGAACCTGATTGGTGGTCAAGTTTTTGCTGGATCGACTCGTAATTACCCGATCTCGTACAACTATGGCACAGCAATCTACTACGGCGACCTAGTAACTCTGGGTACTACCGGCTCTAACGCTGGTTTTATCATCCCATCAAGCACCGGCGCAAGCTTGGTGTCTAAGGGTACTGTTGGTGTTTTTTTGGGCTGTTCTTACACCAACCCAACCACTAAGCAAAAGCAATTCTCCCAGTACTATCCGGGTAGCGTAACTGCTGGTGATATTCAGGCAATCGTCTGCGACGACCCTGATACCGTGTTTAAAATGGCGGCAGTAACTTCTGCTTCCGTGGCAACTATTGCCTCGTTCCCATCGGCTATGGTTGGTTTGAATGCGGCTACAAACACCCCAGTTGGCAGCGCAACCACCGGTAATTCTGGTCTGGGTCTGATTGGCGTTAACACCACTACCGCAGTTGGTTCGGGTGGCGCTTTCCGTATTCTTGGCTTGGTCCCAGATACGCAAATCAGCAACTCGGCTACCTTCGTTAGCACATCTACAACTTCGTTTGTTGTGTCTGGCATCCCAGTTGGTACCTATATCCCTATTGGTACGGATATTTTCCAATTGGTTGGCGGTCAGCTTCAGCAGCTTGGCGTTGGTGCAAACGTAGCTACGGCTTTCACCTCGACCACAACCGGTAATACCACCATCACTATCAGTGCTGCTGTTACTACTACACCTACTGCTGGTGCAACAATTGTCTTGGTTCAGTCCCCAGAAGTTTTGGTTAAGCTGAACTTTGGCGTTCATAACTACTACGCCGCTTAATAGGAGCTAAATCATGGCTATTTCACGCGCACAACTACTTAAAGAGCTGCTGCCCGGCCTGAACGCCCTGTTCGGTCTGGAGTACGCACGTTATGGCGAAGAGCACAAAGAGATCTACGAAACCGAGACCTCCGAGCGTTCCTTTGAAGAAGAAACCAAACTGTCTGGCTTCTCAGCCGCACCTGTCAAAAATGAAGGCTCCGCTATTCGTTACGACAACGGCCAAGAAGCTTGGACTGCTCGATATAACCACGAGACTATCGCTCAGGGCTTCTCTCTGACCGAAGAGGCAATCGAAGATAACCTGTACGACTCGCTGTCGGCTCGTTATACGAAAGCTCTCGCTCGCTCGATGGCTTATACCAAGCAAGTTAAAGCGGCTGCGGTTCTGAACAACGGCTTCTCCTCTGCCTTCCCCGGCGGTGATGGCGTTGCTCTGTTCTCAACTGCGCATCCGCTGATCAACGGTGGCACCAACAGCAACACGCCAGCTACCGCTGCCGACCTGAACGAGACTTCTCTTGAAGCTGCCGTTATTCAGATCGCTGGTTGGACTGACGAACGTGGTCTGCTGATCGCTGCCAAGCCTAAAAAGCTGATCGTTCCTCCTGCTCTGATGTTTGTTGCTACTCGTCTGTTGGAAACCGAACTTCGCGTCGGTACTACCGATAACGACATCAACGCGCTGAAGAACAATGGTTCGATCCCAGAAGGCTACACTGTGAACCACTTCTTGACCGACACGAATGGCTGGTATCTGACTACCGACGTTCCTAACGGCATGAAGCACTTTGTACGTACTCCTCTGGCTAACTCGATGGACGGTGATTTCGATACTGGTAACGTGCGCTACAAAGCGCGTGAGCGTTATTCGTTCGGCTTCTCTGATCCATTGGGCATGTTTGCATCGCCCGGCGCATCAGCGTAATAGAGAGGGGGCTTCGGCCCCCTTTTTTACTAGCGTGTAGGTACTTATGGATAACTTCATACAAAAGCAAATTGAAGCGTCAGAGCGTCTGTACGCAATAATGCTGGCCGATCATAAAGAACGGTTTGAAAAAATTGCAGAAACATACAGTCTGTGTGAAAGTTTGCAGAAAAAATTAAACGAACGCGACGCAGAAATATCAAAATTACGCCGCCAATTGCAGGCTTATGATGCCCTAGAGCGCATGTAATCCCGTTTTTGTTTTGTCATAATTGCCCTGTACGATAATTTTGCAGCCTGTGGTGGGGTTGCTATTTTTACTACGGAGATTATCATGAATGTAACATTTACTTTTGTTTGCGGTTTTGATGAGTTTTTTGATTTGGTTGATGTTGAAG